CAAAAAAAGTAACAATTGAAGAAGTGGTAAAGAACAATGCTTATTGTCCAATTCCCGTAGATGTATTTCCTAATTATATGGGAATCAATTTAGTAAGTGTTGACTCAGTAGAATGGGTTGAGCAAGAAGATACACAGATAGTCACATTAACTGTAAACTTCATTCCAAACAATGACGGAACATTTAAACAACAAGAACAATGACACCAAAAGAAAAGGCTATTGAATTAGTTGCAAAATATTATCAAGAATTCATTAAAGATTATAAGGTTTTGGCTTGTTTCTCTGATGAAATAAGAAATTCAATATATAATAAACGTGAAACATTCGCTAAAAAATGTGCATTGATTGCAGTTGATGAGTGTATCAAACACGAAAAACAAATAGTTGAGCAAATTAAGTCATTGCAGTTACGGAACTCGTTTATTGTAATTATTAATGATGGGTCTTTTTGGCGACAAGTAAAACACGAAATAGAAACCTTTAAACAACAAGAACAATAGTAACAATTAAACAAACATAAAATGGAAAACAAAGTAAACACGGGAGCAATCTTCAAAAACACGAACAAGAAAGCGGAGAACCATCCCGACTACAAAGGAAAGGTAAACGTTAACGGTAAAGAAATGGAAGTTGCGTTATGGATTAAAGAGGGTAAAGCTGGTAAGTTCTTTTCAGCAGCTTTCTCAGAACCTTACGTTGCACCTGAAACAATGGAGCGTAAACCAATTGGTGATTCAATGGACGATGACCTACCCTTTTAATGTATATTGACGAGGGAGGATTGCGAAAGCAATTAGAGATTTTGCTTCGTAACAAAACACGAAACCAAATTGTGCAAGAGATAAAGTCAAACACAGGAAGATTCCATCAATACCAAATAGATAAATTCTTACAAGGTAAAGATGTAACACTTTGCACAGTGATTAAGCTAGACAACTACGTCAGCAGAGAGATTTACTTAAACGATTTAGAGCCACTTTAATTAGTGGCTTTTTTATTGTTGAAAACTTTTTAGCAACGTGATTAGATTTTCATCGTAAGTTTGATTAGAAATTAATCAATGGAACTACTAAACGAAATATGCAAACAACACAACGAATGGCTAAAAATAGTCAGGACATTTGGATGTGAGTTTCCTGAAGATGTTGTGCAAGATGCTTACTTGCGGATTCATAAGTATGGCAACGCTGATAAACTTATAATCAACGGAGAGATAAACAAGTTAATTATGTGGACTATCCTTCGCAATGTATCTCACGACACCAACAAAGCTAACAGAATAGAGTTTATATCATTAGAGGATGTTTGGAATATACAAGACACCAGTGAGGATTTAGATAAGCACGAAGCATTAAGCAAGGTAGATAAGTTGATTGAGTTAGAATCATTAACTTGGCATCATTACGACAAGATGCTATTTGATTTGTACAGAAAAACGGAACTATCAATGCGAGAAATTGCAGAGGCTACAAAGATACACTACACTTCTATCTTCCATACATTAAAGAGATGTAAGCAAAGACTACAGGAAGCAGTAGGGGAAGATTACCAAGACTATTTAAACAAAGATTTTGAACTAATAAAATAAACAATGGAAAAACGAACAACAAAAAAGAAAGCTACAGGTCTAGGTGATACTGTTGAGAATGTATTAGAAGCTACAGGAGTGGCTAAAGTTGCAAAATGGATAATGGGTGAGGATTGCAATTGTGATGCACGTAAAGAAAAGCTCAATGCATTATCAATGTCAATACCAAAAGCATTACCGTTTAAATAAGCTGTCTTTATCTGCTCCTTCTCCATTTCTAAGGCTTGTTGTATATGAAATCTAAAATCGGGAGTACAATTTTCTATTCCCCCGAAGTGTTCATCAATCAACCATTCTACTGCTGTTAATTCTTTCTCTTTCATTGTTCTTGTTGTTTAAAGGTTTGTTTTTTCTCTTCTCCAAGACCAAAAATAAAACGGACTGAAGGCTTGATATTTATCTCCGTATATATCTACATAAGTATAGAGCTTGTGTCTAATATGAACATCTTCAGAATACTGCTTAAATACACGTGATTCTCCGTTCTTTTTCATTGTTAGTCTGCTAATTATCTCTTTCATTGTTCTTGTTGTTTAAATGTTAATAATATCTTTTAGGTATTGTCCTGAATCTAGAATAATATGTTTACAATATGTTTGTTCTTTGAGTTCGTTAATCCAAAGATTCCAATGTTTCATAAAGGTTCCAATAAAATCATAAGAACTATCTCTATCAATGTACCTATCTAGATATTCATTTCTCAATTCATTTTTTGGATATACAAGAGTCATATCAAAACCTTCTTCATTCAAAAGCCTTAAACCTTCAGGGTCAGTTGAAATAAAAATATAGTCTACTTTTCCAATGAGTTTTTTAACATCTTGAATATATTCTTTCTGTAATCCTTTTTCTTTATATTGCCAATATTCAACCTCAACTGCTTTAATATCAATATTGTTACAAATATATGTTTTACCTGTGCCACAAAAGGCTGCGTATAAAATAGTAATTGGTTTAGTTTCTTTTACTGCTGTTTTCATTGTTCTTTTTTAAATATCCCAAGTTGTTTGAACATTGATTCTTCTAATTCTCTATCAGTTATGACTTTAAATTCTTTTGAACTTTTCTCTAAATCAAATCCCAAAACAACCTCTGCCTTTACTAATATTTCAAACCAATTATCTCCTACATCGGTAACCATATAAATAGTCCCATTTTTTAAAGATGGAATATTATTGCCTATATATTGCAACCAACTATCAATTTTTATTTTCTCTTTCATTGTTCTTGTTGTTTAAAGGTTAATTCCTCACTTTTTAAGGCAAAGTATAGGTTTTGTAATTGGTGGACATATTCAATTTTACAAGTAATAATATCTCCAACCTCACAATTGCCATCTGAGTATAAAACAATTGCATAATCATTATTGCCTATTATTAATCTATATGAATTAAAGTTGTCCCATTCAGTTTTCTCAAACCCAAACTTCAACTTCCATTCTTCGGTTAGTGGGATTGGTTCAGCTCCCCAACCATCTAGTAAGGGAAACATTGACCTGTCAATAACATAGGTAATAATATCTTGCTCTGTTAATTTGATTACTCTTAATTCGGTTTTGGTTACTTTATCTCTCAATAAGTTTCCAATTCTCAATTCTTCTACTTTCATCGTTCTTATTGATTAATTTTATAATCCGAATAAATCATTAGTATTGCAAATAGTATAGTAATTACTAATGCTATAATATCACTCATTGTTCTTGTTGTTTAAGTTCATCATCCACAATCTCAAGGTTACCACTAAAACAGTACCCTATAGCTTTAAGTAGTCCTTGACACATTATTACTGCTTCGTCAAGGTCAACATCGTTGTGCGGTACTTCGTGTGTTACTGTGTGTTCGTATTGTTCTATTGTTATTTTCATCTTATTCTGATTTAAAGGTTTCGTTTATCCAATCTTGAATATATTCATAAATCCAATCTGTATCTTTAGCTTGTTTTTGTGTTATTTCTTGAGTAATTCCGTGAGTAACCAAATCCGTGTTTACCACAAAAATATCAAATACTTTATTTCTTGCCTCTATTAGATTATCTGCTTTTGTAATTACATCATATACGTGATTGTCTTCTTCAAAAAGAACTAAATATGTTTTCATATTATTTTTGTTTAAATGTTATGTTATAGTATTGTTCTGCTCTTTCTTCATATGTTAAATCACTTCCATACAATTCCCATTGAGCACCATCTGAAAAAGATTTTTTTATTTGCTCCTTCTCCATTTCTTTGGCTTGTTCAAATATTTGCTCAAATGTCATGTTTTCATACCAATATTCATCGCACATCAATTTCTCTTTTATGTACTCTACTGCCGTTAATTGTTCTTTCATCTTATTCTGATTTAAAGGTTATTATTCAAACATTTGCCACTATTTTGATTTATTGGCGTTTGTATTCGTGTTTTAGTCGCTCCAAGTAAAGCACAAAGTCCATCGCTTCTTCTTGTGCGTGTGTGAGCCATTCTAATGTGCTTAAATCGGTTCTTTCTAGTGTAGTCTTGTACTTATTTATTCCTACTTGCGAACGTTCGGCAAACTTGCTTAAAACACGTATTACTATTTGGTCTTCGATTAGTTGGTTCATAATGTTATTAATATGTTTTTTTCTTCGCTTATTTCTATTTCGTAATGTACTGATTCATTTATTCCTTCACAAAGTTGGTATAGGTGTCCGTGTTCTGTTATTCTAATTTGTGTTACTATTCTTTGAAATTGTCTATCGTCTGTTTTTAAATAAACTATTTGACCAATCTTATATAAATAATTCATAAGAAATTGATTAAGGTGTTGTAATACTCACGACAAAGCTCTACTTGCTCTTTGATTCTTTCAATGACTGCTTCGTCTTTCTGTACATAAAATACTTTCACACGCCTGTTTTTTGGAATGTGAGAGAAGATATGCTTTGATTCAATTTCTTTAGTTAATTCAATATCTTCCTCTATTTTATTTAACAGATAATGAGTTCTTTTAACTTCACTTGAAACCATATCAACAGGTGTGTCAACTAAACAGTAACATAACATTGACTGTTGTTTACCTGTTAGCCACATATATCCTTGCAACTGATAGAAATAATCCTTTGTAGGTATCTCAGTCTCAAAGAATGGAAAGGTAGAACCATCCCAAGAGCTTTTAACATCTAATAATATTTGCTCCGTGTTTACATCAGGTGTTCCTGTAATCCAATCATTCTCAAAATACTCCTCATTCTTGTAAATAAATCCAACATCTAAAACTTGGTTAACTAAGTTGATTGATTCGTTTTCTACTTCGTTTCCTTTGTCCGTGTAACGTGAGCTAAACTCTTTTCTGATTCCGTATTTATCCTGCAGCACCATTTCGTGAATGTAAGTCTTTGCAGTCTGTGAAAGCACCTCCGATTTGTTACGAGGTGCTGACATAATTTTTCCTATTGCAGAGCATCTAACTTTCATAGTGCGTTCAGTATATCAATTTGACCATCTGTTAAACTAAACTTACTCTCTAATGATTCACGTGTAATCTTACCTTCCGTTACTGCTTTGACGGCATCTTGGAATCTCTTAGCGTCTAAGGTTTGTTTCTTTGGCTCGCTTTTTACTTGCTCTCCTCCTGCATCAGTATCTTTGTCGGTAACTAATCCTAGCATTGAACTGATAGCATATCTACGGATGTAAGTAATTGCAGAACCTAAAACTTGGAAGTCGTTCATACCTTTTAGTTGTACGTTCTGAGGAATAGTAGTTGAACTTTGTATTTGTTCTCCTGATTCTACGTGGAATAGAATAGTCAATACATCTCCTTCGTTAATCAATTGTGTGAATCCAAGTCCGTGTTTTTTTAACAATGGATTGATTACACTAAAGATTTTAGGTAAGTCCGAATAAGAATATCCATAGCCTTGTGTTGCTTTATGGATTACTGGCACTTCTTGTTGGAACGCAGCCAACGATTTAAATAAATGTTTCATAATAAATTGGTTTTTGTTTATACAAATATATGAATTTATTTCATATCTCGCACTAAATCTTTATATTTTTTTATAATTTCTTTAAGTTCGTCTTTTGTAAACTTCCGTGTTACTCTTGCTTTTGCTTCTAGTTGACTAAATCTTTCAGGTCCAATTTTAGTTATTAGGTTTGCTCTGTACTCAATTAGGTTGCCTGATAAGAAACTATTGCATCTCTCACATTGTAAGTGTACATTGTCCTCGTCAAAGCGAACGTTCCAGTGGTTGTTAGCGTTCCAAAAATGTCCTGCGTTTACTTTCTTAGGTATATTTTTGCAGGATATACATAATTCGTTTTTATCTCGTTCTCGAATGTACTTATTGAAAACCATCTGAGCTGCCTTCACAATGTCTTGCACAGTTTCCAACTCTGCTTTCATTTTCTGCTTTGTCTTTTTCCATTGCTTAACTTTGATTTCATCAGAGAAAGCTCTCAAGCAAATTGCTTCCGTGCAGTATTTCATATTAAACCTGATAGGCTCAAACTTTTGTTTGCAGTTTTTACATCTTGGCATCAGTCTACAATTATTGATTCTACAAATTGACGGAACTTAATCTGCAAGTCTACTTGTTGCTCGTAGATTTGCTCTCGGTTCTCTCCGTAAATCCTTAAAACTTGGTCATCTACTCGTCTGATTTCTTGCATAAACATATTTGCTTTACGCTTTAGGTCTCGTTTAAATACTGATTGGTCGTTTAAATCTTCAATCCAATCTGCTAATACTGGTAATACTGCACATAGTGCAACCAACTTATGCTCCTTCTTCATAATTCTACGTTTTTAAATTTAAGTTCGTGTTCTAATTCTTCAATTCTTTTCTTTAATTCTCCGTTTATATGCAGACATCGGTTGATTTCTCGTCCGTGTAAGCGTAGTTCTGTCTCAAGTTCAACTATTGCTAACTGCACCTGCTTTAAATCGTTTTCTGTTTGCTTTGCTCCGTTTATGTAAGCTGCAGCTTCAGGTCTCTTTTCCTGTAATTCCTCTCTTGTTAGCTTTACTTTCCAAATGTTCTTTTGTATAAGTCCTTTGATGTAAAGTAGTTTTAGTCCTATGTCCATAATTTTAATTTAAAGTCCGCAATATCCTGAATCACAATCGTTGAAATCTTCATCGAACAAATCTAATTGTAATTTATGGTTTTTTATCTTTTCGTAAGTAACTCCGCTTTTAAATGTGCATCCGTTTTTCTGCTCCATATCAATAAACCATTGAAACTTGTTCTCATCTCTTTGGCTCATATGCTTTAAAAATATCTCAGAACGATGAAAGCATCCAACACAATTATTTTTGTAGGCAAATCTTACAGGTTTATCCTTCCAAAACTCCTCAACTGTATCTTTAAAAATACCATCTTCAATTAGTGGAAATGTAGCAGTTCTGTATGGTAAAGTTTTCCATTTGTTGCGTCCGTTTTTTTCTCCTACTTTGAACTTGAAATGTTCTATTCCGTCAACTGCTCGGTCAATCATTGTCTTTGCTCTGCTCATTTCATTAGCCCTAAATCCTATTCTCATTTCAATCGGAAGCTCCGTGTTTTCATAACACCATTGTGCAATTGGTTCTACTTTCATTTTTGAAGTACAAAATCTACGCATTAAATTGGGAAGATATCCTCCTGCTTTGTCTATCACATCTTCAAATGTTCTTTCGCTTAGCCATACTATCTCACTTCCGATGTATTGCTCTAAATCAAGCATCGTGTAAATAATCGTATCTTCCTCCAAAGTTCCAATGAACTCAACTCCAATTCTATCGCTTACAATTTGACGAACCTTTGCATCAGGAAACAAGCAATTAATATCATTTGTACGGACAAGAGAAAAGATATTGTAATCAGCAGGATAATTTGCTGCTATGTAGCTTGATGTTTTACCACCACTTAGTGAGTTTATCGTTTTCATTAGAAGTTTTTGTTAGCGTGAATAGCGTTTATCTTTTGCTCAATCATAGTCATTTGTTTAGGTGGTTTAGGTCTGAAAGGCTTCAATGGGTCTTGTCCGTTTATTGTAAAGCCTAATCCACTATTAAAATCACACATAATAAAATCATCTAATGCAGTAATTTTACCTCCTGTATCTGTGTCCTTTACTTTCTCAACTGATATCAAAGTTACAAATTTCATTGTTTCGTGTTTCACTAATCTGTGAATGACAAACATATCATCACAACGATTCAAGAATGCCTTACCCCCTTCAATATGGTCTTTCATTGGTGGCTTAAGATGTCCTTTCCAATGGTGTTGTTCTCCATAGATGTTTCCTGCTCTGCCTGATTCAGTATTTGGATGCGTGTTTATGTAGATTGATTTACCTGTTTCGTTTACAAACTGACGAGCTGCGTTCAAGAACTTGTAGTTACCTTCGTAACCCATTTCTCTATCAAGTCCAGTATAAGGGTCAATCAAACAAGCATTAGCATCCGACTTACGAAATATCTCAAACAATTCAGCAGGTTTGTATAGCTTTGAATTGTCTACAAAATCAAAAAACTGCTCTATGTAAGTTGAATAAGATAATATCTGTTGTTCGTTTAATTCTCTATATGGTTTTCCTGAATAGATTTGAATCATATCTCTAAGGATTTGTCCATATTGATTTTCTCCTGACCAAAGAATAAATCTAATTTGGTGTTTAAGTGCCAGTGAAAGAAAATACCAATTAATCCAATAGGTCTTTCCTACATTGTCGTGTCCTAAAATAATGTTTAGTTGTTTAGGTTTGTATCTAAGGTTGTCGTCTAAGTTACAATCTAATCCTAATCCTTGTTTAATTCGTCCTGCTTTGTAGTCTAGCAAATATTGCTGAGTACTACCTTTACTTAATATATCCATGAAGTCTAGCTTTTTCTACTAATGGGTCAAATATAGTTTGTTCTTTTGGTTTAGACCAACGTCTAACTGTTGCTTTCCAATCTTTCATTTTATTTTTACCAACCATCCAACCATTTGAATTGTAGTAATTCAAAAAATCATCAGCGTTTAAAATCAAGTTATTCTCAACACAGAATGCATTTAATTCTTCAAAAGAAGGTGCTTTAAATATACTTCTTTCTTTCTTTTCATTCTTGTTAGTGGTTACTTGCTGGTTATTTGTTGGTTGCTCGTTTGTTGATTCGTTGGTTGATAGTTGATATTTAGCATAGTTAACTACTTGAATAATAGTACCTTTCGAGCTTGTTTCGATGGTTATTTCGTTGGTTGATTTTAGCTTGTCTAAAGCAGTTCTAATTTGCTGAACACTTAAACCTGTTTCCAAAGATAAAATATCTCTACTCGTTATTACGCTTCCACAATTCAGTTCAATTCCTTTGTATCGTTTTTCCTTGTGATTAGCTTTTAAAATTAAATGCATAAAAACACGAAAAGCATTATTATCAGAATACCATTCCCAATCTAAAATTTGTCTATGTATCTTAATCCATCCTGACATAAAAATCTTTTAAAATTTGAATAAAATCTGAAAGCTCTTCTTTTTCAAAAGAAATTCTAGAATTTGGTTCTAAAATCAACTTACCTGTCATTTTTCCAATAGACAATATAAATTGCTCCTCTCCAATTGTTTCATACAATTCTTTTTTAATCATAATATAAATTTTTAGTAATAAAAAAACCCTCGCAAATCCGCTGGAGTCTCACGTCAGCTTCATTACAAGGGTAAATAATTCCTTTAGGTTAACTATGTTTGAGACTCTAACCTGTACAAAGATAACGAAATTATTCCATTAAAGTTGCATCATCTTGTAAATTATTATATCTTCCTTCCTCAATCCATCGTTTAACACGTAATAACTTGTAAAGACTTGTACAATTGTTTACATCGTCTATGATGTTTCTAGGTTGTTGAATATACGTTGAATCAACTAAAAATACTTGGTATTCTCTTATAACTTTTAAATATTCTTCAGCATTGTATTCCATTAAGTTTTTATGAGTTTGTACATTATGAATTACACTAGCGTGGTTCTGATTAAAGTAAGCTCCAATTTCTTGAAATGTTAATTCTTCTTTTCGTAGTTGATTCATAAGAAAGCATTTTTTGTAGATATGATGCTTCTTTCTGCAGCGTTTGTTAAGTTCGTCTCTTTCTATTAAGTAAGTTACTCGTTCTATTAAATCGTTTTTCATTGTCTTAAAATTTAAATTCTTTGATTTCAAAATGCCCATCGTTAAAACGCCCTGTTTCAATTAAATCAAGTCGCTTCCAATATGCTAAACTTTTGGATGTAAATATCCATTCCTGCACTGTAGCAATTCCTATTTTGTATGTTAGTTTGTATTTCATAATTGTTGGTTAAATTTTATTTCACATATTCTGCGGTACAATTCCTCATTAAAAGTACCTCTGATTGTTTCGTGTGATGACTTCGTTGCCCAGAACTTAATCATTCTTTGTAATTTAAATACCATAATCCTCATATTGTTGTTCGTGAATTTCATCTATCTTTTCTCGCATATCGTCAAATAAGAATCCTTCGTTATGACGCATATTGTCTATTTCCTCAGCTAACCATTCTTTATAAAGTACAGTAGGTGCAATGTCGTTCATTCCGTCTACATCTTCTTTCCACCATTTAGCATCTACAATATCAAAATCAATAGTAATCCATTCTCTATCGTAAATTCTATCTTTGGAGTAATGCTCCCACCACCAATTTAATGTTACCATAAAACAAATGTTTCCTCTCTCGTAATAAACATCCATTTGGTGTCTGTCGTATTCTATATTTAACATATTATTTATTTTTAGTAATTAACTCTCCGTATTTCTCTAATACAGGTGATTGAACGTGTTTTGCTTCGATTTGCGGAGCTTTAGGTGAACTTGCATAGTTTGGTTGCGTTGCAGTAAAGTAAAGCATTACAGTCCAAAATAATGTAAATGCAATTGCACCTCCGATAAAGTCCTTTTGTGTTTCGTTTAGTATTTTCATATTCCTCTAAGTTTACATACTAATTTATTAACAACTGACCATCTTGCAACTGCAAAATCTGTAATAGTGTCGTGTAATCCTAGTTTGTCAATACACTCCATCATTTCTTTCCATAATTGCTTTTCTTCTGCAATCATAATTTGAATCATTTCTTGTTTTTTCATAGCTTTTATTAATTTATTGATATAACATTTTCTGATGCAATACATTTACCTTGTGGTTTACCTTCCATCTCTACTAAAATACCACCACTACTCAAAACCATTAATAATGGACGAGTAATGATTGTGTACTTTAAACCTTCAGAAGTCATTGCGTAAAATTTAAAAGTTGCAGTTTTCATAGCCTTTGTTTTTGTGTTTGTGAATTATTTATATGCAAATATAGATATAAGGTTTCAATTATCAACAATTATTTTTAATTATTTTACAATTATTTTTAAAATGCTAGGTTTTACTAGGGAAAATTTATACCCGATTGGGTGCAAAAACATATAATGGAGGTGAAATTCACTTAATTATACCCGATAGCATATAAAAAAAGAATTTAATCAAGTATACAAAAGACACTAAATGCAAATAGTGGCAAATGTTTGTCCAGTTTTTTGTCACATAAACTTGACAAATTGGGGACAAGAATGTCGCAAATATCTGCTAAATATGCGACACACTTATTTACTAAAAGTGTTACAGGTGCTATTGATTATATGGATAATTTAGCGAAAGGGGGTACGCATTAAAAAAGGGATGCCTTTCGACACCCCTCAACTAAAACCAAAAAACTATGAGCGCAAATATACTAAAATATGTGAGTTAATCTAGCAACTTGTCCAAAATCTTTATGATG